GCATCTGACGCTCAGGTCGAACAAACTTATTTTACTTCTCAGATCTTCAAAGGTTCCAATATCACTCTGATTGATCCTCCGTTCGACCAGCAGGCAGTGTGGCCCTCATCGGTGGACGTTCCGTCTCCTAATGTCCGTGTTAAGGAATATTTTAAGCGACTAGATTATGCCTACTTTGACCTTCGTTACTCTAAGGTGGGCTTGAGTCGAAGCGATCTCGAGAAGGCATGGATTTATGAGGGAGAGTCTTTAGGAGTCATACCTACTCTGTCCTCTCTATGCATTGTATGTTTTCCTCATATCATTGGGCTTACGGACTTACTAATGGTCGTCCTCATGTTTTTTCTACCGGTTCAAATTTGTATCAGGATCATAAGATGATGGACACTCTCCTTGGAATGCAGCATAAACTTGTTAAGGATGAGCCAACTCCGGTTCTAAAATATTCTAAGGAAATTTTGCGTCATTATTGGCGCATGGCTGGTGTTGATTATCAGAAGAAAGAGAAAATACCCCTTAATCTCACTCGCCTTCATCCTATGTACTTGGGAACGGCAGGAGGGGCAAATAGTGCTGAGAATTTTGATACGGAGACAAATGGCGTTCCAGTCCAGGTACGTGCCAAAGGTAAGAAGATTGACTTCTTTGAGCAGGACTTGGCAGCCTTTCTGGAATTTATCCGTACTGGTAAGGAGCCAGCGGTGTATTTTACGAATTCATTTAAGAGTGAATATCTTTTCTCTTTTAAGTGTCAATTTGACCCTGTTAAAATGGCCGCTATAGAAAAGAAGTGTCGTGTATTTGTCATTCCATCTTCGATTTATATAATGATGGAGCGTATTGCTACCTTGCCTCGCCACTATAGAGAACGAGGAAAATTTATTCGTATTGGCTCCAAGTGGGGTCATGGCGGGGCGGACATATTGGCTCAGATTCTGGGTGTATTTGACGAGCCTTGGGTTAAGGAATTATTTGTCGGTGACGCGGAGAAGTTCGATCTCCGTGTCATAGAACCTCTTATTAATCTTTATTGGGGCACTATGCTTACTTACCACGATGAAACGGATGAGGATTACCCTATTCTCGTGGAAGCTTGTAAGTTTATGTGCAAGTGCCAGTTGACTCGTATTACTA